TACAACTGAAACATCAAACTAGTTAACTCATCATAAGTTTTTTTATTTGGACACACCATCACTAGCTTGTCCAACGCCTGGTTTAATGCTTCTTCGCTACTCTTTTTAATAGCTTTACCCACAAAATAATCCTTTTAATTAAAGTTAAATTGAGTGTTAATTGTTCTATGAAAATAAAGTGTTTTGAAAGCCCCACTTATTTCATTTAGGCTTAGGAATACATTTAAATTAATAAGTTAATTCTATTTTGATTGCAAGTAAAAAAAAGGCCCACTCTCGCGGGCCCTTTCCAACACCAACCGATGCACATCTAAGTGTCTATCACTTACTTCAAGAGTTTCTTTCCTTGGTTCAGTAAATTCTCTTTCATTTTAGTTTCAGCAACACCTTCTTTCTTAGCTATCTTTTTAATAGTGTCAGATACAAGTTTTTTAATCATGTTGCCTGGGTTTCTAAGGCCATTCTCCCCCATGGCCCTAATAATTGTGTATGATTCGATATCAACAGCAATTGATTTCCATTTGTTTACGTCCATTGTTTCTCCTATTTGTCTTGATACTCTTTAGTTTTGTAAAACTCAACTAAATTTATTTTATTTTTTTGAGTTAGTCCTGCGTTATATATTCTCTCAATGATCGCAATATAATCTGCAGTTGATGTACCCGTTAAGAACCATGAAGACTTACTCTTGCAAGCAGTTTTAAATCTTCGGTGATCAAACTTAGGATGCTTGTCAGCTACAATATAAGACACCACCATCGAACGTTTAAATCTTTTGTTCTTTGGAGACTCCATACCATAGAAGTATTTTTTAAGTTGCATCAATTGAGATCCAATACGATCTGTATGCTCAATACCTCCTGCAGGAATTACAAACCGTCCTGTTTTAAAATCATTACTGATTCTTGACCACAGTGAAGTTTGTTTTAATAATAGAACTACCATCTCTGCAACATTGATTCCGTACTGTTGCATTTTGTTTCTACAAATTCTGTAGTCCATTTTATTTCTTGCACAGTGTTGATCTAAATAATTTTCCATAGACCAGTTCTTACGACCTGTGTTTAGTCTAGCCACATCTAATGGATCATCAGAGTCCATAATAATAAATGGAATTTTTAGATCTAATTGTTTTCTAGCTTCTAATGTATGTTGGCCATCAATGACTTCCATATTTTTATTTACACGAATTGGATCGTATAAATCTTTTTCTTGAATCAACTTTTTAAGTTGCTGCACGTGTGCTTCATCTACAGGTCTGTTACCTCTAGTCTTTTTGAACTTACTGTAATCAGTAGTTTCAAAAAATTTGTTTTGTATTGCTTTGTTCATATCTTTTCCTCCTTGGTTAATAGAACATTAAATATCCCAATGATGCAAAAATAAATAATAAAACTTTTGCAGGGATAATGGTTAGTAATGCAATAAACATCATACTAAATATCAGGTCTTTCATCGGCACCTCTCTGTTGATCTTGTATAAGTTTATTAGCAATGGTTTCGTTAATTGGATAAATAGGCATGTCTTCAAAGTTCATTGAACACTGCTGCAACATCTTCATAACTTCTTGGTACGCATCGTCTTGATATTCTAATGGCTCACCACTGATATCAGTTTTCGGTAGCCGTGATAAAATATCATCTACTTTTGTGCTCCAATCTTTAAACACCTGTGAGTCACATTTTGTTGTTGTTGCCATATGGCCTCCTCTTTGTTACAATTATTACTGTATATTTATATAAACATTTTAATGGGATATGCAAGTAAATAATAAGCTAGGATAATATAGGATTATGAAGTTCATATTAGTTTTACATCTGTGCAGTATGATAACCAGCAAATGCATAGATCCACACATTCCTGGTTATCAGTTCACAAATCATTACGATTGTGCAATAGCAGGTTACGCAATATCTCAAAAAACTCTTAAATTATTGGTAGAAGATGAAAATTATGGTCTTGATCGTATTAATAATGAAAAATTAGCCATTAGATTTGAGTGTAGAAGTCTTAATTCTGCTTAGTATTGCAATCTTGTCACATTTTGATATATAATACCACATGAAGCTATATCGCGTCCAAGCAAACTATAAAAATATATATGTCGATGAGATGCTTGAGGCTAAGAACGATAAGGCCGTCCTTGAGGATTTTGTAAAGAAGGTTGACTCAGGAGACGTAACAGAGAGAGAAGGCCCTGGTTTCCATGATCCCAATGTCCTTTTCTTAACCTTTGAGGAGGTAGACCGAAATGCTACAAAAGTTAATATCGGAAAAACTTCAATTGGAGTCAAAGTGGGCCAACCAAGCGTTAGCTCAGGGTAGAGTGACTACTGATATGAAGTGGATTGATATAAAAATCAAAGATCTTAGAAAAAAGATCAATGATCAGAGTGTTGAAGACGCTAAAAAGGGTCTTCTAGATATAGCTAGTTAAGTTTAAACCTAGCTAAAAAAAAAATTAAACTTTTACCTTAAGACTTCTGCGCTCTAAATTATTCTTTAGCCTCGCCCCAGGATTTTCCTAATGCAATATCTACTTTTGATGGGACTTTTAAATTTTCTATTGCGTTTTCCATAATCTCTTTAACACCTGCAATATCTTTTTCTTCATTAATAGAAAAACATAATTCATCATGAATTTGTAATAGTGGTTTGTAACCTGCTTTGTAACAATTAATCATAGCCTGTTTAGTTTGATCTGCTGCAGATCCTTGGATCAATCTATTCAAAGCTTTGTATGTAAAAGCCCTCCTGATGTTATTTCCATATATTGCCTTAGCCTCCTCGTACTGCATAGCTTTGTTCATTCCGAAGGTAGCGGGCTCCCACATGTCAAATCGGCATTTACGGCCCCCTATTGTCCGAATAAACCCATACTTTGAAGCACTGTTGGTTACTTCAGTAGCTAATCTCTTAACAAATGGAACTCTTTCTCCATATTGTCTTAACAACGTTTCAGCTTGATCTTTATTGATACCTAATTCTTTACCTAATTTTGCTTTACCCATACCATAAAATAAACCTAAGTTAATAGTTTTGGCCTGTGATCGTGTAATCCCCGCCATGTCTGCTACGATCTGGTGAAAGTCAGCTGACTCATTTTTATAAGCTTCGATGAACTCCGCTGCACCTTCAAAGTTATCATTGACCGATGCAGCGTAGTGAGCAACAAGCCTAGGCTCCTGTTGTGAGTAGTCGAAACTACCCCATTGCCTACCTTCTTCAGGTAGAAACAAGCTTCTAATTTTGTCACCAAACTCTTTGTTTCGAGCTGGAATTTGTTGTAAGTTCGGATTTGAATATGAAAGTCTTCCAGATACAGTACCACCTTGGTCAGATCTTAATTGATTTATTTCAGAATGTATTCTACCCTTATGAACATAACGTTGAATGGAATCTATAAATGTTGAATGGAATTTATTTATTTCTCTTGCTTGTCTTATTAGTTGCGCTATCGGGTTATCACAATTTACTAACCAGTTTTGGGTAAAACTTGGTTCATCAGTTTTCGCTGTCCGTGGATACTCAACACCTATTCTATCAAAGACTTGCGCTACACTTCTTGCTGCCCAGATGTCTACATCAAGTGTGGTCTGAGATTTTATACTTGATAAAACCTCAGACTCTTTTTGTTTGAATTCTTTTTTTAACAGAGATGCCTTCTCTTCGTCAACTCTTATTCCTCTACGCCTAGTATCTATCAAAATAGGCAATAATTCCATCTCCATTTCCCACACATCGTGTAGAGACTGCTTAGATAGCTCTGTTTTTAGCGTTTGCCATAAACGTAAGGTTAGCCCTGCATCTTGCTCAGCATAGAAGCCTACGTAGCCCGCAGGCAGCTTCCACATGTCAGCTTTTGGGTCAATTCCCCATTCTTTGGCTTTTTCGTTCAAAAACGTTTCATTTTTAATTTCACCTAAATAATCTTTTGCGCAGGCATTTAAACTAAAACTAAATCTGTTTTCATTGATGATTGCAGCAGCAATCATGGTATCAACTATCTTACCTCTGATCTCAAATCCATTTACAAGTAACCAACCAACATCATAACTTGCATTGTGAAATATTTTAGTTGCATCTGTTTTTAAAATGTCTTGCATCCATGCGCAGGTAATTGATAAATCCATATTCCCACCAGCATCATGAGCTATCGGGAAGTACCACTGTTGACCAAGTGCAGCCACAGCAAATCCTACAATATGACCATCAAATGTTGCCCACCCTGGTCCTTTTGTTTTTATGTTTGGATCTTTAGTCTCCAGGTCAATTGCAATCTCAGTTGCTTTTGATAAATCTGGATATTCACTTGGACAAATCCAATCCGAGTCATTGTAAATAAAATTTAATTGGTGGGTCATTGTTTTTTCCTACTTAGGTTTGCATCTTCAATTGATATTGCTTTCTTATAAGGTATGTTTAATTCAAACAAAGCACATTCAGCACAGTAATAATTATATTCATGAACAATTACTGCAACTACTTCATCACAACGCTCACACATGACTAATTTATTTTTTCTTTTTGGCATCTTTTAAATGTTCTATTTCTAAATCGCAATAATGTTTTATTTTTTCTAAATCTTCTATTGTCTTACCTTTGGTTAAATACCTACAAACATATTTTATTACATTTGCTTGAAAAGGGTTCAAACCATTTTTTCTTATAAATGTCCAGGGTTGAATTAAAAACTGTTGGTAATGGGATCCCCCAATTTGTTTGTCTTGTGGGAATGCTTCATCAAACATATCTTTATCTGACATAGTTAGCCTCGTATTGTTTAAAATATTTTCCTAATGGAAAATTATATTGATGATAAGTACCCAACAGATGGAGTGTGCTTTTAGATCTTGTTGCACCTGTATACCAAACTCTAAGTTCTTTTACTTTTTCTGCTAGATTCTTTTTTTCAAAGTGTGAGGGGAAGTTACACTTGCTCGCCAGGACAACATTGTCTGCTTCACCACCTTTAACTTGATGTATTGTATCAATAATTATTTTTGGTGGTTGACTTAGATCTACACCTTCACTCATAAGTTTCTGAAAATATTGTTTATCTTTATCCTTAAATTTTCTTTTAAATACTTGATTCCATGGACCTTTTTCATCACGCATACCACATCTTAAATGTAATTCATCAAATGTAAACACTTGATTCGGATGTGCAAAACTCCATTTCTTACTGTCCTGTGACCGGTATCCGTGGTCTATGTTTAACAAAAACTCGTACATTGTTGTAGCTTCTTCTCTAGTAATACTACCCCCATCACAAATTTTCTTCCAATAATTAATTGCTGAAAATTGATTAGGATCAAATGATTTATTATTTTTTTGGTCTTGATAGTACAGGCCAAGATTCCTAGCCTCTTGTTGTAGTTCTTTTTTTACATCATTTATTCTAGCCAACACCATCCAACTACCGTCCATATCCCAAGGTACTTTCTTTAACCCATTCCATCTATGAACAGATCCATCCTTACCATTAGAATAAAACTCTTTAGGTATTCTATTATCACCCATAGAATTCAATAAACATTTAGAAAAGAAATGTATGTTCTTATTTAACCTAACAGATTTTTTTAACACCAATGATTTACCAGGAAAGGTTTGAAACAAATTAACATCAGCACCATTCCATTCGTAGATCGCCTGGTCATCGTCACCTGCAATATACACTCTCTCTACTGCTTGAGCCATTTTAACTACCATGTCCCACTGCAAAGGTGTCAGATCCTGAGCTTCATCTACCATTAAAACTCTAAAAGGAACTACAAGGCCATCATCAACAAACTTCTGCACCATGTCGGTAAAATCTAATCTGTCCGCTGTCCGTTGGCCATTCTCCATTTCCATAGTTTTAAATTCTTCGTAACCTGCAATGATTGATTTGAATTGTTGTAGCCTAACTGATTTTCTTGTTTGCTGTTTGTAAAGCCACACAGGATCTACCTTCATGTTTCTTGCTCGATCGTAGATTTGTAAGGACCAATTATTATATACTTTTTGATCATCCCAAGTGTCTTTGTAGCCTACCTTGACAGTGCCATATTGTGTATGAAACATCAGCAGGTCTGCTTTAGGATCTAATACGGGAATTTCAGCAAACTGTTGTCTGGCCAAAGAATGTAGTGTTCTAAAATATGAAAAAGCATCTTCATCATAACCTTTAAACTTTTGTCTAACTCTTGCAACACATTCATTTACAGCTTTATTTGTAAAGGATACGTAACATATCTCATCTGGAGAATAACCTTTTTCTAAATAACGTTTAACACGCTTTAAAAGGTTCTCTGTCTTACCTGTACCTGGTGGCCCGAATATCTTAATTGTCTTCCCACGCAGCTGTTGCTTTAACGAATTTGACATCTTTATTTTTATGCTCTGTTTGTTTTGGTAATGCTACAACCCAATGCCTACTGCTAATGTTTTGAAATTTCTTTTTAGGTAAAGCTTTTCCTTGTTCTAAAAATCTCGTGCATTCTTTTTCATTCCAGTTGTAACCAACCTTTTTCATAAATGATCTAAATGTTTCTAATTTAAATCTCATTTCATTCTCATCTCTCCAGATATTACCAGAATCTATTTGATCAAACTCAGTAGTATCCTCAACATCTTCAAGAAACCTAGTCATCCTAGAATTGAATACATCTTCTCGCTCTTCACCTGCATCAAAACCTTCCATGTCTTGTTTGTTAGATACTAACTCTTCTAACCAATCTCTGTATGGATCTGGATCACGTTTAGTTGGTTTTAAAGATCTCCAAACTATATCATAATTTAATAGTTGTTCTCCCAACAGTTGCTGTTGGTATAATTGTTTTGTTGAAAGTCTAATTGATTTACCTTGTATAGGTAAAATCCAATAAGGTTCTGGATAAGAGTTTACTTTTAAAAGCTTACCAACCTCAGGCAAAGCTTCATTAGTTCCAATACCATGCTTACGTCTTAAACATGTGCTTGATGAACAATGCATTCTAGCAATAGATGTTTTACATTTATAAGCATACTCTTTGTTCTCAACACCCTTAAATATATTATTTAACTCCTGCGGGTGTAGTGGTTCAGAACATACTTTAGTCATTAAATTTCTAGTCCAATCCTCGTACATAACTGGATCTGCATTAATTTTTTTTGCTAATACAGCTACGTTGAACATTGCATCATTACGACCTTCACCTTTTTGAACTTTGTTTTTCATAAAGTTAACTACGCAAGGTGGGTAATCTTTTGTCTCATCGTCTTGAAATATTTTAAGTTTATTAAACTCTTTAGGATTTAATCTATAGTCCGCTACAAACTTATATAAGTTCTCAAGCTTAATAGAATTACCATCATTATCCATAGCCACTCTTGTAGTTAAGTGTGCTTTTTGATATGGCAGATTTACAAAATTACCTTTTCTTTTTTTATTCCAATCTTCGGGTGTAAGATCTACTTCATCCTGTGCAGGATAAATATCTGTTGTTGTATCATTTACACCTAGATCGGATGCAAGTTCAATTAATTTTTTACGCATTGAAGATGCAGGAACTACACCATCAATAAATAAAACTAAATGGAGTCCGTTGGATTTTGATCTGAATGGGATGAGTGGGTATTTCCTTTTCCGTATAACCGATATAACGTCCTTATGCTGTATATTATAACGATCAACATCGATGACCCCCCAACTGCATGTATTATCATC